ACAAGAACTCGCACTCGCGTAGACTAAGCGAGTTGATAAAGTTACTGTTATACCAAAAATGGCGTCCATCAGTGGCAGCAGTAGCACACCACTCATCTGCGTTCTTGAGCTTGAGACGAGTAGCCAAGTTACCAAAGAATCCAGCCTTGAGCAAGAGACCCACACGAGCAGTAATCAACTTCTCTAGTGCGGCTGCGTTGACTTTGGGGTCGGTAACAGTTTTCTTAGCAGACTTTTCTGCTACGGTAGTATCTTCACGTGCCATACATGCTCCTTTGTGATATTTACATTATATGCGATAACCAAAAGGCAGTCAACTTGGGGGCCGAAGCCCCCTTTTGGACTAGTTAGCATTGCTAACAGCGGCTACCACGTACTTACCAAAACGCTTGTGAAACTCATCAAAATGCTTGAGCTTGCCAGGCACAAACGGAATATTGTAGGTAGTAATCGCAACACGAGCCGCCATAACTACAAGCTCGGTATTGAAATTATCCATGATGAAACGGAAGAAGTTATCGGCCATTCCATTCCACTTGTCCAACTTGCCATTGGCCTTGTCGTAGGCATCTTTGAGCTCGTAGCACAGGCTAATAGTCAACGAGTACATAGCAGACACTTCTTTGACTTTGAGCTCAGTGACCTTGCCATTCAGCACCTCAACAGGGTCGGGCATCTGTCCACTTACCTTGCGGTGAGCCATAAACTTGACCGCCATACCTTCGCCAACAGCACCAGCCACTAAATCAGTAAGACCAGCATCATTGTCCTCGTCAAGTAACTCACTGACAAAGGTCCAGCTACGAGGAGTAGCAAAACTACGACCTGCCGAACGCGGGTCAAAGTCAAACAAGTCACCTTTAGCAAAACTCAAGTAGCCAACTACATCTTTATGGATGCGATTGCTCACAGCCCAAGTCTGCCACGAGTCAAAGTCCACACGCATTTCTAGGTGAACAAAGCGATTAGCAAGCGGACTCGGCATACGATAAGTAACACCTTTATCACTGTCACGATTGCCTGCTGCCACCATAACTACATTGTCAGGTAGCACATACTTGCCTACACGACGATTCAAAATCAGCTGATAAGCCGCAGCTTGGGTAGCCGGAGGTGCTGAGTTCATCTCGTCCATAAACAAGACAACGATGGGATACTGACTGGCAGTTTCAGCGTCAGGCAGTTCGATTGGTGGAGCCCAATCCATCTTGCCGTTGTCTTTGTTGTAGAACGGAATACCACGCAGGTCGGTGGGCTCCATCTGACTCAAACGAATATCAATCATGAGTCCGCCCAAGTCCTCGGCAATGCCAGCAACTAATTCTGACTTGCCAATACCCGGAGGTCCCCAAAGAAACACGGGACGTTGACGCTTGAAGCAACGAAGTAAAGCACGACGAGCTTCTACACTAGTAACTGTACGATTTTCGCTTACTACTGCCATTTAAGGCTCCTTTGTATTAATGAACAACTATTATAGAACAGATCTCAACTACAGTCAAATTGCTGTGATTAAATGGATTCACAAAACCAATGCTCACGCTCGATCTTGCGACGAGCTGCTAACATGGTATTTCGTAACTTACGCACTTCTGCGGTATTAGGAGCATAGATGCCACCTAATGCTTTGAGTTTAAGTAGAGCAGCGTCACGACGCTGATAAGTTTTAACAGCAGCCTCGGGCACTAAAAATTTAGCGTTTACAGCAGGACTAGTGTACACTACACGCATTTCGCACTCCGTTTTGTTACTGTACCACAATTATAGCTGGAATCAATACCCTAGTCAAACGGCGGGTTATTCTGGTGTGTTGCGAGAAAACAACAACAAAAAACCCTGCTTAGAGCAGGGTTGTGCCTGGTTTTTCTACAGGTTTTAGCGGTTTTTTGGAGTAGCCGCGTTGACAAATGCGTACATCTTTTCCGCAGTTGCTAGTACCTGATCAAGTCCAGGAAACTCAGGCATACCAACTTTGGTAGTGACTACACCTTTTTCATCACGAGTCACGCTAAGTTCCCAACCATGGAATTTTGAATGGTATTCTTCAGCTACCAAGTCTTTGGCCATTTTGAGAATTTCTGAGCGGATTTCGTAACCATTTTTTTGGAATTTTACTTCGGGTGCCTTAGGCATATTGAATAGTTCAGCAGACATAATTTTCTCCTTTGTGTGTGTATGTCATTTGTTGGTTTTTTGTTCCGCACGATTTTGTGCGATCCAGGCATCCCAACCGGCCTTGTGCCAATCAATACTAAATGGGTTCAACAACTTCTCCAATTTGGTATGATAAAATTCTCTCATACAAGTGGATATGATTCCATTGGTAGCTTCTACGGCACTATGTAAAAATCGACTTTGTGCGTCGATATAGATGATCATATCATTTTTGAGGTCTGGATGGCGTACATATTTTTCTACGAATTGCATTTTAGCATTCTGTACGCTGTCAATGAAAAGTAGTGGTTGATTAAACATCATGTGTCTCCCTGTGTGTAATATACAAAATTATTTATACTGCTGTCAACTTCTGCGGCGAGTATTTGGTGTCAAAAAATCCCATTCTTCGCCCAGAACTTGTCTGCGTTCTAGCATTTCATCTATGGCTACTACCGCGCATAAGAAGGTCAGTACGCCAAATGTGAATAATAATGTTGGTTCCATGTTATTTGTTCATCAATCGTGTAGCACTCTGCCATTTACCACGGCGAGTGAGTTGAGCAGCCAATAGTCCTTGGCACCATACAGTGTATAACATTTTTAGAAAAGTCATTGCCATGCTCCTGGGTTATGGTTACTCAAGTATCTACGGGCACGAGCTTGGCCGCTGGCTTCTAAAGCCAGAAATAATTTGTGAAATACTGCTAATACATAAGTGATCATTTAAACTCCTTGTGAGAATTGTATTCAAACTCTTTGATTAGGTTATCTAGAGTAGCAGCGTCGGTAACGCTGTGCCGGCTTAGGTATGTTTCCAGTCGTTGTTGATAACCATCTTTTGGAAACATCTCGGCTAGACGCTCAAGGATCTTGAGCATGAATTGTGAGATAAACATTTTGTCCTCTATATATGTGTGTTTATTGTGCGACCGCACAATTTTATTTATCGAGATCGTCAGCGTTATTCAAGTACTTTTGTAAATCGTTACCGTATAAAGTTAAGGTTATGCTAGTAGCTTCGTCGAATATTCTAAGTTCATTACGATAAGTTATATAGTAGGGAGCCGGCAAATATTTCTCCATCAGAAGGAGGGTTTTAGGTAGGATTTTTTCTTCTATAGGGTGCTTATAGTACATGATTTCAACGTGTTTGGTACAGAATTGAAAGCCATGTTCTGTTAGACGCATACTAGCCGCGTTTAAGGGATTAAAGAACCAAAATTTTCTAAAATGTTCTATACTGTTTTTAACAGAATCATAGGTAGGACTATTAGCATAGAAACTGCTATTATCAATAAGCCAACGAGTAAAGGTTGGTTGATCTAGTCTCACTATTGCTGATAAATGACAGAACCTTGATTAAGCAGAACCACAGTAAATTTAGTGGTTTTAAATTGAGTGTTTAATTTTTTTGCTAAACTGATAGCATGACCAGGGTTCGAAAAACTGACCTTGCGATATTTGGGACCAGGATAGCTAACTAACATGTTCTGTGTCTTAAGGTTAACTGGACGCCCGTCGTAGTAAACAGCCCAAATACCTTCACTGGCTAATACTTGATCGCACTTATACGTGGCCTTGTCCAGAGTTTCTAGAATAACAGTGGGTTTGGGTCTACTCATCTCGACTTCCTTGAATTTACTATATTATTTATGCGTACTTAATTCAGCAAGACGCAGTTTACATTCGGCTTCTGTGCGAAACGGTCCTTGATAAGGATTACGACTCACAATGATTTTCTTTGGACAAAAGTCCACATACCACTGATTATTAAGTTGAACCAAATAATAGCCAGCACAATAATAGCTACGACTCTTGGCGGTAGTAGTATATAGAGGTAATTTTAGTTTAAGATCGTAGATGGCATTGTATGGTATAGTCCGACATGGATAATCGTAGACCGAGTCTACTGACCTTGTTGGTTTCCGCTGCCCACTGACAAATCGGATATTATGAGCAGTGCCCAACACCTTTATACTGGGATATTTAAGTCTACGTTCTCCCTTGACCAATACAACACCATCTTCTGCGGCTTGTATTGTACCAATTTTTTCTCCATCGTCCTCAACAATCCAATATTTATTTTTTACAACAGGTTTTGCTTCCATGGTCATAATTTATCCTTTATAGGCTGCGCTGAAAATTTCAGCAAAATTCTGGCTGTTTTCACTTAATTTTTGTAGGTCAAAGCGTCCACAAAACTTAAGAAACTGAGCACCAATCATGGGTCGATTGCGTTCTACTGTGCCTTCTAGAACAGTCTCAGAGATTTTAGCTTTGATTTCAGCGGGCTGTGCCTTGAGATCAATTAAAATTCGATTGCGATTATAGTCGTCTATGACACGATGTTCTTGTCCTTCGTGATCAACCCATCGCTGGAGCATAAGATTGTTCCAGTTAAAACCACGTGTGGTTCTGTCGGCATAGGCTTCCAGCAAGCCTACTTTGTTGCGCGAACCTTTTACACGTACACCAGGATAAGCACTAAACACATTGTCTGTGGGATCACCGCGCATACACTTTTCAAACAAGATCCATTCCGGATCTGGTATTTGTTTGGGTTCCTTAGTCTTTTTATCAACGACTAATTTACCACGGCGATCGAAGATGCCTTCTAGTGTATGAAGCTCGTCGGCTACTCCATTATATTGTTTGACATTTGGGGATAACAATTGATGAAAATCGCTGTCGGTGCTGACAATGATGTTTGTGTCCTGAGGATGCGCCTGTATCCACCCAGATATTAAATCATCTGCTTCTAATTCAGGATG